AAGATGCTGCAATGAAGTATCTTCTCCAGGGGTTAGTTGTTCACGACGTGACAGATCAGTGTCCCGTCGTTTCTGGCGTTAAAGAGCATGCGTACGCCACCGGCCGCCAGGTATCGGTGCGGTACCGGTCGCCCGAAGATGAAATCGCAAAGTACAAGCCGCCGGCCATCATCATGGAGTTTCCCGATATCTCGATGGCGTTCGACCGGATGCACCAGGGCGCCCGGACCCAGCTACCGTATGCCCCCGAAGACTATCCTGCATGGTGGGACACCAGCAACGACCCAGCAGGATACAACCCAAGCGGCTCGCCTTATTTCGTCAGTGATTACCCGGTGCCCTATAACATCGATTACCAGATCACCGTGTACACCCGCATTAAGCGCGACCATCTGATGCCCATCCTTGCCGCTCTCGAAGGCTGGGACAAGCTCGGCCGGATGGCCACCCTGAAGATTCCGCAGGACGGTACCTTCCGCCGCATCACCCGGATGTCCGGCCCGCACATCGACTGGGTACCCAGCGACGACAATGAAAAGAAACTGTTCACCGCGACATACATGATACGGATACCGACTGAACTGTTCGGTGAGGTCACCGACATGACTCCCGGTCAGGGTTATCCGCGTGTCAATGAAATCCTGGTGAATGGTAATTACGGGGTAAGCCCCCAATTCAACCCTAGTTCATATTACAATGAAGAAGGACTTAGCCTTGCTGAGGTACAGGAATCCTTTGGTCTGCTATCGGTAGGCAACCAGACGGCCTGGAACGCCGCGCAGCTTAACCCGTAAAGAGGAGTAAAGATGGCAACAACTGGCCGCCCCGGCGTCTACATCTCAGAGAACTTCACCCCGCTCGTCACTAACACCGTACTTTCTGGCGGGGCGCTTCCGTGCATCGTTGCCGCGCACCCGCGCGGGCCCATTCAGCCAACGCTGATTCAGTCGTGGAACCAGTTCGTTCAGCTATACGGAAACTTCACCCAGGCCCCGAACAGCATCCTGCCGTTCGCGGTCTATGAGTTCTTCAACAATGGCGGCTCACAGCTTTTCGTCCTGCGCCTGCCTAACTCTGATGCAACCCCCGCAGCATTGACACTGACGGACATCGCTACATCACCTACGAACGCGTTAACCGTTACCTCACTATCCCCGGGTGTCTGGGGCGAGCAGATCTTCATCAGTATCGTTGTCAAGCAGTCCGGTTACTTCGACTTCAACGTGTACCTTGGCAGCGGCACCAATTCGTCCCTGGTTGAGACATTCCCCAGCATGGCGATGGACCCCGCCAACCCAAGGTACTGCGCGACCATGCTGAATTCTCCCACCAACGGCTCCCAGTACGTGAACGTCACGGACTTGATATCAGGCGCTGGCGTGCCAGTCGGCACGGGACCATTCCCCGATGCGTACGTCCTCGGTTCGTCTGACCTGGCTCCCACTGGCCCGCTGCCATTAACTGGTGGTTCCGATGGCTCGGTTGCCCCGGTCCTGGGTACCGTCATCCCGCAATGGCTTGACACCTTAGTCAACCAGGTACTGATTGTCAATGTGCCCGGCCTTAGTGATGTGACCACCCTGAATCAGCTTATCGCTTGGGCTGGACTTCGCACCGACAAGTTCATTGTCATCGACGGCCCGGCACCAATTCCGGCCGCGCTGAATGCTACCGGGTACAGCACCGTCTGCGCGAACGAGTACATTTCGATGGTCAATTCAGGTTCTCCTAACCTGACTGCCTCCAGCTACGCTGCAATCTACGCTCCCTGGGTGCTGGCACAGGACCCAAGTTCTAGCGTGCCGGGTGCATGCCGCTGGCTGCCGCCGGGGCCATTCATGCTCGGCCAATACAATTCGACAGACGTTGCCCGTGGTGCATTCGTCACCCCGGCGGGTACGAAGAACACGCTCAAGCTGATTAGCCTGGAGACGCAGTTCACCCAGGCTGACCTGGACAACCTGAACAATGTTCAGGTGAACGCGATAAAGCTGGTGCCGGGTGCGGGCTTCTGCCCCTTCGGCGGCCGGACACTCAGTCTGGGCTATCCCTCCCGGTATATCTCCGTGCGCCGGATGATCATGCAGCTTGAGCATGACTTCAAGACGCTTCTGCTGCCTCTCATGTTCGAGCCCAATGATTATCTGCTGTGGCGCCAGATCACTTCGATTCTGACCAACTACCTGACTCAGCAGATGCAGATTGGTGCGCTCGGCGGAAGCACCCCCACCGATACTTTCCAGATCACCTGTGATGCTACCAACAACACGGATGCAATGGCGGCGGCCGGTATCGTTACGACGGACGTCGCGGTGGCACTGCTTTCGCCTGCGGAATACATCAACATCAACGTTACGCAGTTCCAGGGTTCCGGCACCACGACCGTCACCACCACCGCCTCATAAGGGGATAGCAAAATGCCCGTGACCCAGCAGTCATCGCTTAGTGCGATCAAAACAGATCCATTACGTAATTTCAAGTTCCAGGTAGTCATTCAGCCCCAGTCCGGTAACGCCCTGGGCGCCGCCGCTGTCACTCTCGGCTTCATGACCGTCAGCGGTTTAGGGATGAACCTGGATGTGATTCCTTACCGCGAGGGAAACATGAACCCAACCACCCAGAAGATGGTCGGGCAGGCGGACTTCAATCCCATTACGCTGACCAGGGGCGTCACGATTGATGCCACTCAGCCGCAGATTCTGTGGTTGCAGCAATTGTTCACCGTCCAGCAGGGTACCGGAACGACAGCGGCCGGGAACGATTACCGCGCTGACGTCTACATCTACGTACTCGACCACCCGTATAGCGGGGCCAGCGCACCGGAGAAGGCAGGCTTCCACGTCTACAACGCGTGGCCCTCCAGCGTGGCCTACTCGGACCTGGATGCGGGCGCCAACCAGTTGTTCATTACGCAGCTCAGTCTGGCGCACGAGGGCTTCCTGGCAGAGGTGGCCACCTCTACTGGTCAGTCCGACATCAGCCCGTCCCTTGTGAGCACCTGATATATAGTTAACCGGAATACGAGGAATATGACATGGTGGAAAAGACTGAGGAAAAGGGTATATCGTCGCGCACCGACCCGGTAGCCGCCGCTGCCGCAGCGCAGCGTCTTATGGATGCGGGAAAAGAGCAGTTCCCGAAAGAGCCACCCGATACGGAACCGGATGAAGTAGACCTGCCGGGCGGATTAATCCAGGACGGCGAAGTTATCCGTACGGCGACCGTCCGTGAGCTGACCGGTGAGGACGAGGAAAAACTGTACCGGTCACTCGGCAGCAAAAACCGGTTCCAGTTCATGAACACGTTACTAGAGTGCGGCACCGAACGTATCGGCGGCGAGTCTGCGACTACGGACCTGCTGTCGAAGCTGCTCATCGGTGACCGCGAGCAGATTATCCTCGGTATCCGGCGGGTGACCTACGGCAATGAAGTTACTGTGGTCAACTATGTGTGCCCGGAGTGCGAGGTCACCACCGCAGAAATCACATTCGATATCTCCGAGGACGTGCCGGTCAGGAAACTGGGCAATCCGCGTGAGGACATTGAGTTTGAGGTTAAGCTCCGCAGGGGCGCGATGGCCCGCGTACGTCTCCCAAATGGTGCCGACCAGCGTGTGCTGCTGGAACACGCGGACGCTACGCTCGCAGAGCGGAATACATTTATGCTCCAGCAGGTGATGAGTAGTATCACCGAACCGAACGGCGTCATCCATTCACTGGCTGGTGAGCCATCGCTTGCTCTGAAGATGGGGATTGCGGATAGACGCACCATCTTGAATGAGATTGCCGAACGAGCACCGGGCCCGCGCTATAATGAAATTACCTTCGTGCATGAGGATTGCGGAAAAGAGGTAACGCTCGGGGTAGACCTGGGCGACCTGTTTCTCGTCTAGCTTTTCTCGGCGCGACATGTACTCACAATTCGGACTAATACTCATATCATTCCCGAGCTGGCCACCACGAACTTTGCTCGGACTAACTGTACATGAACGTGCTTACTGGGCCCAATGGTCCCTGGCACGTCACGAACATATGAACGGGGCAGAATAGGTGGCCGTTTCACAATCGACATCTTCGGTGGCGACTGATCCCCTCAGGGATTTCCACTTCAAGGTTGTCATCCAGCCGAATGACCCTACACAGAAAGCCATCAACTTAGGCTTCATGACGGTCACCGGGCTTGGGTTCACCACTGATGTTATCCCATACCGCCAGGGCGGCTGGAATGTGTCGGTCACCAACATGCCCGGCCAGGTCCTATTCAATCCGTTCGTGCTGACCCGGGGCGTCACACTGGGCGCGACCCAGCTTCAGATATCCTGGTTCCTGGAAATCTTCGGGCTGATTCAGGGTGCGGGGGCCAACGTCAGCGGTAAGACAAACATCACATCAACGTCCGACTTCCGCGCGCTCGTATTTATCTATGCCCTAGCCCACCCGAACTTCACCGGAACAGACGTGGAGCTGGCAGGCATCAAGTGCTACAACTGCTGGCCCTATCAGATGGCGTACTCCGACTTTGACGCCGGAAGTAATCAGTTGCTCGTCAACCAGATGACACTGGCCACTGAAGGTTTCGACCAGGTAGTGTCCACCGCACCGGGCAAGAACATCCCGGCTATGTGAAAGGGATTCATTATGGCATTCTTAGCAGCTCTTCCCGAAATTGTTGCAGCGGCTGGTGAGGCTGGCGCTGGTGAAGCAGCAACCGCTGGCGCAGGCGAGGCAGCATCCGGTGGTGGTGGTGGTCTTGGCCGGATAGCCAAAATGGGTATGCGTTTCGCTGGAGGTAATAAAAGCCAGCAGCATCCTTCCCCGCTGAGTGCCGGGCAATTTGGTGAAAGCGGTGGCGGCGGTGGCGAGGCAGCGACCGGTGGTGGCAGCACACCAGGAGATATCTACAATGAACAAGAACCAGGTGTGCAGGCTTCCGCTATGTCAGGCATGAAATAGGAGACGATGATGCCACCACCGCCCCGTCCATACACCGCAGGCGACCTGTACATGCAAGGACATGAGAACAGTATGGCTTTCCTCCAGGGTTTGAAGGATGCTAAGGCGGCGAGGAACAAGGCGCTGCTGGAGAACGCGGCACTAGTCGTTGGTGCCGTCGCTTACATGCGGTATCGCAATGCCAAGAAGGCGACACGTAAGTAAATGCCTCCTCGTGAACCAGACCCAATGGGCGGCCCGGCCGTAAGCTGGAATAAGATTCGGCCCGGTGGCGATACCAGCAACGGCAACACCACGTCTGTGCTCGGCACCGATCAGCTAACGAAAGCTCTCAGCAGCTTTGATGGTACGGTCACGAAGCTGGAAGCGGCAATCGAAAAGCTCAGCTCGTTGTCCGACAAAAGTGCAGGTCCCCATGGTGGGTTCGATGGTGGGAACGCTGGTGGTGCTCGTATCTCTGGGCAGCAGACCTCAGACGGCACCGGATACGTTTCAGGACTAGCCGCCCGGTTTGGTAGTACTAAGGGCGGTCAATTTGCGCAGGCTATGGGCGCTGGCGCGACCAGCACTCAGGCAGCATTCGGGAAACAGGGCGCACGGCACCAGGGCGGTAACGGCGAAGGCGTCGCGGCGTCAAACCAAGCGCAGTTCAGCGGCGGCCAGCAGCAGAACGGTGGCGGTGCCTCCTTCGGGGGGCGGGGCGGTTTCCTCGCTGGGATGGCCGCCAAGGGTGGTACAGCCGCTGGCACGACCGGTGGTGCGCTAGGGACTCCCAGCCCCGGTGGGGCAGCGATAGGGCTGGGCTCCAGCGTAGCTGGCGCGGTGATGAACCCCAGCTTGAATCCTCTGCAGACCGCAGGCACAATAGCGGGTGCAACAATAGGCGCGGTCGCCAGCTTCGGCGCGGCGAGCCTGCCTACGCAGGTTGATATCAGCAGCTATACCCGGTCGCAGTCCCTCTTCGGCATCAGTAACTTCACCGCGAGGAACCGGGCGTACGGAGCCAACGGCAACAACATCAACATGCTCGGCCAGAATGCGGCCGACGCCAGCGCGGGCCAGTCCACCATTAACTCCCTCGGCAACTACGGCAATGGCGCGAGGTACCAGACAGCCAATGCCGGGGCTGCTGGTATTGGCATAGCTAACCCCGGGCAGAGCTACGCCCAGGACGCCAACTTTATGGCAATAATGACGGACCCGCAGATGAGCCGCCAGCTCAATATGTCGGGCATTCAGAACACAATGCTGACCAGGGGTGGCGGCACCAACTCGCTAGCTACGATGCAATCCTCTATCATGAAGCGCCTCACTGGCAGTTCGAGTATGAGCCAGTCCGCATTCAACGCCAAGATTGGCGGACTGAACACCAGCGGGAACAAGTACTTGCAGCAGCAGTTCGGTGGTGACATTGCTGCCCAGATGACATCCAGCTTTGCCCTTCAGAACAGGCTGGAACAGGGCATGAACGCCCAGGGTAAATCCGGGGCGAACGCAAAGATGAGTGATGCGCAAGTCAGCTCGTTGCTGCAGAATGCGAGTAAGGGCAAGCAGGGGGCGCTCGACACATTGGGCAAGTATGGTGCCCCCGAGTCCGACATTCAGGCGCTGCAGAAGAAGAATGCCGTCAGCACTGCGACGCAAGGTGATATCTCCCAGAACTTTACCGCCGGTCTCACTGCCGCCACCACTGCCTTAGGTGGGTTCGACAAGGCTGTTGAGAAGATTATCAACCTGCCGGGAATCAAGCAGCTAGCGGGTGGCGGCGGCGGGTTCCTCGGCACCGTAAAGTCGTTCACCGGATTGTTCGCCGCTGGTGGTGTACTGCCCGGTTATGCACCAGGTAAGGACACCGTTCCCGCCATGCTGTCCCCCGGTGAGGGCGTGCTGACACCCGAGGCAACCAAGGCTGTTGGCGGCAAACCTACAATTGATGCACTGAATAAGAAGCATGCCGGGACCAGAATCAGTCAGGAGCGGGGCTCTTTTGGACCTTACGGTTTCGCGGACGGCGGGGTAACTGAGTACGACCACCTGACTCATAAGGGAAAGCATAAGAAGAAGCACAAGCATCACGCAATTACTAATCCATCACACGATGGGCACGCAACGGCTGACGGTCTCCCAGGAAAGTATGCAGACGGTGGACTGGTACAGTACTTCGGGGGCGGCGGGTACGCCAACCCGCTGCGTGATGTCAAGGGCATTACCCCGGAGCGTATTGACCAGGGCGTTGACTACTCGGGCAAGGGCCCTATTCATCCGATTGCCGCTGGTACGGTTAAGTCCACCACAAGCTCGGGCTGGGCTTTCTGCGGTGGCGACGCGTGGATCGTTGTTGACCACGCGGGCGGCCGGTCCAGCTACTACGCCGAGGGCATCACTCCAAAGTCGAAGGTCGGTGATCACGTCACCACCAGCACCGCCATTGGTGAGATGACAGGGTGTGTTGAATTCGGCTGGGCAGACCCTAACGGCGCTCAGGCGCTGGCACATTCTCAGTTTGATGGAAGCAGCCCGACCGCTTATGGGCAAGACTTCAGCAATCTGATTAAGGCAGCGGGCGGCCCGGCGGGGACTATCGCGGCTGGTCTGCACGTGAAGGGCTCGCTGCCGAAAGGCTGGGCTGCCGCTACCGGAAGTGGCAGCGGAGGTACTAGCACCAGCACCAGTAAAAGTAAGACCACTAGCACAAGCGCCAGCGCTAGTGGTGGCGGTGGGGGCGGTGGTGCATCTAGTGGGATAAGTGAAGCGGCCAATGTTGCATCGGCGCTCGGTGGAGGAGGAGGTGGCGGTGGTGGAGCCTCCGCTCCTAGCAGCGGGACCAGTAAGGCCACCAGTACCGGAGGGAGTACCGGTGGCACGGCTGGTCCCGTCGGTAAGGTTGGCGCGGGTGCTGCCGCGTTCGTTAACGCTGTGCTAAAAGGAATTGGTGCGCCGGTAAATGCCCAGACAACGGGCGCGATGCTCGCCTGGGGCAAGGCCGAAGGTGGCGGGTACGGAACAGAGAACCAGGCCCACTATAACCCGTGGAACCTGAACCCGCCCGGCGGGACTGGCTGGCCCGGTAACGCCGTCAGTGGTGCCTGGTCGTTCCCTAGCGCTGCCGATGGCGCTACATACACCGCAAAGACTCTCGAACAGGGCAACTTCTCTAGTATTACCGGCGCACTTAAAAAGGGCAAGAGCGAGCACGACATCCTTGAAGCCATTGTCAAGGCACCCTGGGCTGGTTCCCATTATGGCATTCCAGGTGTTCCAGGCGAGAGTGGGCAAACGAACATTGAAATGTCCACTGCCCTAAAGAACACGGCGGGCGGGGGTACGTGGTATGCATCAGGCACCAAATCCTCAAAGGCTGGCGCGGCCATTGTTGGTGAACGTGGTCCTGAGTTGCTCAACCTCCCAGCAGGTTCCACGATTGCTGACGCCAAGACAACGGCAATGATACAGGCGCAGAAGGGAACCTCTCAGCGTTTCCAGCCCCCGCCCACTCCATCGCAGGCGGTTAATTCAGGCGGCGGTCAGACATTCAACCTTGAGTTCAAAGCCGGGAGTATTGTCATCGGCGGCAATGGTACTGGTGGCGGTACAAGTAAGACCGATGCGTCACATTCGGCCAGGGAGTTCATCACCGAACTTGAGAAGCAGTTGAAGAGCGAGGACATGTATGCCGCGATAGCGCAGGGGAACCACCATGCCTGAGCCTAACATCAGCGGCTTTCAGGCTGCCATCGACAGGTTTGACAGGTCGGTAACCAGCCTTAATGCGATAGCTGAGAAGCTAGCCACGCTGGCAGGTACGCTGGGCAGCGGTGATGGGGTGGCCATCACAGCACAGTCGAACCAGAAGCCTCCCACCGGATTCGCTGCGTTCACGAAGAGCATGGGCGCTGCCGCAACCAGCAATCAGGCGGCGTTCACTAAGACGCAGGCCGCCGGAAGCGATGGTGCGTCCGCACAGCGGTTCAGTGGACAGCAGCAAGGTGGCTCAGGAGGGCATGGGGGCTTCCTGGCGGGCATAGCAGCGCGCGGTGGTACCTCTGGTGGGGGTCTCGCTGGTGCGGGCGCTAGCGTGGCTCCCAGCGCCGGGATGGCGGCAGCGGGATTCGGTGCCAGCGTAGCCGGTGCGATCAAGAGCCCCATGGGCATGGCGGCTACCGCCGGGACGATTGCGGGTGCCGGAATCGGTGCGCTCGCCTCCTTCGGGCAGGCTAGTCTTCCATCACAGGTTGCCATCAGCAGCTATACACGGTCGCAGTCATTGTTCGGCATGAGCAGCCAGACATCACGGAACCTGGCATACGGATCTAATGGCAACAACCTGAACATGCTCGGGCAGTCCCCGGCCGATGCTAGCGCTGGCCAGAGCACGATAAACTCTATTGGTAACTATGACCCCAGCTCCCAGCGTTTCCAGACTGCCCAGGGCGGTGCTAACGCTATCGGTATCGCCAACCCCGGGCAGAGTTATTCTCAGGATGCTAACTTCATGGCGGTGATGACCGACCCGCAGATGAATCGTGCATTGAATATGTCTGGCATCCAGGACACGATGCTCCAGCGCGGTGGCAAGACTGACTCGCTGGCGAACGAGCAGAGCGCTATTATGAAGCGGCTCACCGGCAAGACGAGTATGAGCCAGACTGACTTCAATGCGAAGATTGGCGGGCTTAACTCCAGTGGGAACCAGTACCTGCAAGACAAGTTTGGTGCCGACATTGCGGCTGAGCTGACTGCCAGCTTTGCCCTCCAGAACAGGCTGTCACAGGGTATGAACGCCGCCGGTAAAACCGGCGCGAACCCGAAGATGAACAACACGGATATCACTAACCTGCTCACGGATGCGGCGAAGGGCAAGCAGAAGGCACTGGACACGCTGAAGAAATACGGGGCACCTGAATCAGATATCCAGGCAATCCAGAGGAAGAATGCCGTTAGCACCGCGACCCAGGCGGACCTGGCAAACGACTTCACCTCTGGCCTCGTCGCGGCGACGACCGCATTAGGCGGGCTGGACAAGTTCCTGGAGAAGATTCTTAACATCCCAGGTGTCAAGCAGGTTGCAGAGGTCGCAGGATTCCTCGGCACCGCAGAGTCATTCCTCGGGTTCTCTGGTGGAGGTACCGTTCATGATATGGACACCCTTCCTGTGTACTACTTCTCACCCGGCGGCACGATTCCGGCCGACCTGGGTAATGGGATTGGCCCGAGCCAATCGCAGATGGTAGACTGGTTCGGCGGCATAGGCGACGCGAGTAACGATACAACAGTTCCTTTCGCAGGTGTCACCACCCAGGTAAACAAAAAGGTTGCCGGTACGGTCAAAGAGATTGGCGATGAGATTGGGCAGAAGGACCCCGGTTACGTAACTACTGCGGGGGGCTTCCGTACTTCGATTGGTGCAACCACCTCGAACATCCCGTACTCGATGCACCAGCTCGGTCTGGCTATCGACATCAATGCGGCAGATAATCCCTACCTTGGAAACAGCGGGACTATTGTTAAGCACCCAAAGGTAATAAAGGCATTCGAGGACCACGGCTGGTATTGGGGTGGCAACTGGGGCGCGGGCGGACGGGACCAGCAGCACTTCCAGCTTGAGATGACAAATGGCATGAAAGCAGGTGGCGGCAGCGCCGGTACTTCCACCAGCACCAGTAAGAGCAAGAGCAGCAGTTCATCAGCTAGTGGCGGCGGCGGTGGTGGTGGTGCTCCGAGCAGCATCAGCGAGGCGGCTAACGTCGCATCCGCATTAGGTGGCGGTGGCGGTGGCGGCGGTAGTGCACCCGCTAAAGAAACCACTAAGGCCACCAGTACGGGTGGCAGCGGCAGTGGCGGCGGCGGAGCAAAAACTGGTGACTATGTAACCATCGCCAAAGCTCTTATGTCTGTTGACGGGTTCAATAAAAAGGCTGCTGCTGGTGCGGTCGGCGCGATAGCTGGCGAGTCTGGTGGAAACCCTGAGATCCTCCAGAGCGGTACAACGGTGGCAGGCAATAAGGACGGTGGCGGCCTGATCCAGTGGACCCCCATCTCGGCTCACGCAAACTTCATCACCGGTAACGCCAGCAAAGACATGGCCACTCAGATTCCAGCGATCAAGACTTATGTAGAGTCGCGCGGCCTCGGCGGCGTCAAGGCGCTAAATGCTTCCAGCAGCCCGCAGGCGGCTGCCACGCTGTTCTCAAAAATGCTGGCACCTGCGGCAGCAGGCAGCGACATTGTGTCGTCTGTCGTCACATCAACGTACGCCAAGCTCGCGTCGGGAACTTCCCAGAGTTTCCCGGCCCCGTCGCAGAAGAAGCCATCGGGCAGCAACACAGTTAACCTTACTGTTGCCAATGGCAGTATTGTCAGCAATGGTACTAGTAAAACCAGCGCCTCGCACTCGTCCAGGGAGTTTATCACCGTGATTAAAGACCTTCGCAAGAGCGAGGACTTGTACGCTGCTATAGCGAATGGAGACCACTGATGGCTAATCAATGGTGGGCGGTTGAATACCTTACGCCGCCGACGTTTGCGGCAGCCGTCTACATTTCTGTCCAGGCCAGCAGTTCGGCGGCAGCAGTATCCCTTGTACAGGGATCGTCCGGGAAAGGTGGTGCCAGCTTCTCGGCAAAGGGACCGTACTCAACGAAGGCGCTGGCGGACAAGGGTGGCGCAACTGGAGTAGGGGGATACACGCCGCCGCCCACGCCAGCACCCGTACCAAAGCCTACCAAAACAAATGTGAACAGCGGAGGCGGGGCCGCCGACGCGAACCCCCCCAGCACACAGGGTACCGGTCCCAACGGTACGGGCGGCGGCGCTGCCGCAACCAGCGGGGCCACGGCTCCCATCTTTGAGCAGCCGCAGTTCGACCCGCGTATCTACACACTGCCATTTGGCGCGGACAATGGCACACTAACACGCGGCTACATGAAGTGGGATTCCGGCAACAACATCACCCAGTACGGCAAGTACCAGGCGTTAGTCCACTTCCTGTACAACCCAACCACGGTCGCTATCAGCTATAGTTGCACCTCCAACGACCAGACGGTAGCCAACCAATACTCTGCTCCCGGCGGCTCAACAAACGTTGTGGCCCCGATTCAGCAGTCATTAAGTTTCTCATTGCTGTTCGACAGGACGTTCGAGCTGTGGGGACAGTATGACGCCAACGGTATCCCGCTCGCGCTTTCACCTGCCAATGTTACTCTGGGCGCGATGAACAGCGCCGCACAGCAGGGCGTCAACGTTGATATCCGGGCGATGAAGCAGCTCACTGGCCAGCTTAGCTCGCTTGGTGCCGGTGGCGGCAATATGACCACCAAGAACCCAGTGCTCCAGCAGGGGCCAATGTTCCCCTGCTATACCTGGCTTTACTTCGGCAACCAGACCAGTGACTTCTTCTATTACGGGTACATCACCGATTTCAATGTCACCGTCACGCACTGGTCCCAGTTTATGGTGCCGATGAGGTGCGCCATCGATGTCGATTTCTCCATTCTGCCCAA